TGGAAGGTCATCTGCGTAATTGGCAATGATCTCCGCCATACCAGTCGGTTCATAACCATACCAGGTTGCAGTCTCCGCACCCTCTGGCACGTCAGAAGTGATCGGCATATAGCGCAGAGAAGATAACTCCGGGAATAACTTGTCATATGCCTGGGCCTTAATATAATCCAGCTCACGGGCAAAAAAAGCAGATGCATCATCTACTCCATCAAATCTTCTCACACCGATTTCTGTTCCTGCGATCTCCTGCACAATCACGCTTCCATGCAGATTGCGGTAATCCGCCGCATCATATCTTCTTGCATTTCTTTCCATTCGTTCGTTCCTCCTTATGCTTTGATCTCAATTACTGCGATACCATTGTCTTTATCGGTCTTTCCAGTAAAGGTCACACCAGTAAGCGTTACCTTCTTTGTCTCACTGGCATCGGAAGCATCGGTGAATTTACCAGCGTTTTCACCCTCTGTGATCAGTGCCACACCTCCGCCATATGCCACAGTCGCCGTGGAAGCAATCAGCGCCCAGATACGGCCCGATTTCATAATGCCTACGGTATCGGCTCCAACTGCTGCCACATTGCCCTTGGTATCATGCTCTAACTGCTTGGATCCGTGGACAAATACGCCCTCAAACTCAGCGGCGGTGGATGCCGTCACCGGAAGTTTTACGGTCTCACCAGCAGTGGCTCCTCTCACCAGACCCATACCAGGCTTGGCACTTGACCCATTATCCAGGGTTTCGGAAATGATGTGGTGTGGGGAAAGATCATAAATCCCTCCAGGCACACCCAGGGCCATATTGAATCCATAATTTGTCTGACTCATACTTATTTGTTCTCCTTTCCTTTGTTTAACTGACGGTTTACCATGTTTCTACGCGCAGCTTCCGCACTGCTGATACCAGCGCTATCCTGGCGTTTTGTACCGTTGCCAAGAAGTGCCTTTGTATTGGCTGCTGCATTCTTTCTGCTACCAGCCATGGCCACGGCAGCATTATACGCACCATCAATGTATGCACGGCTTTTACCATCCAGTTTCACCGCTGGATTGATGGCCTTGATGATTCGTTTCTTACCATCCAGGACGCTACGTGGCACATATCCGGTCAGGCCAAGTTTGGAAGCCATCTGGACGATGGAATACATCTCACCAAAATTACGTTCTACAGAATCCATGGTCATGTTCTTGTCCTCTGCAGGTGCCTGTGTCTCATCATCATCCATGTTATCTGGCGTCTTCTCTGGGTCATCATCATCAGTTTTATCAGGATCATCGCCCTCATCCTGCTGGGTTTTGTTAGGATCATCGTCGCCATCATCGGTGTTCATGTCGGCATTGCCTTTCATTTCATCGATCACATCTAACAAGGTTTTGATCTCTTCCTGCATGGCTGGAATCTCTTCCACGCCTACTGCACTGATGTCCTCATCACGGCGGTCAACATTCTGTCGCACTTCCTCAACCGGATCCTTCTGCTCATCATCGTCCTGCTGAGTTACTGCGTCCGGATGTGCGGCCAGATACATATCAACCGCCGCCTGCAGCTGCTCTGGTGTCAGATTCTCAGCGAGACCATCTCTTCTTTTCTTTCTCATGTTCTTTTTCTCTCCTTTTCTTGTTTTTCCATCTAAATTCAACCTTGCCTGGTGACCGGCTCTGGCCTCGTCAACGATTGCAAGATGATTGATGCGGATGTTCCTCTGGATGCAGTCATACGGCATCCCGTTCCATGTTCCCGGATTCTCTTCCAGGTCACAGTCATATCCCAGGGACAATTCCCGGAGACCACGCTTCAATACGTCTGCGTCATGGATCACAATATCTGCCAGGACGTTATCACCATCCCGGATACCGTCACTCAGGATCGTACCAATGATTTCCTCATGAACGTTATCCTTGGTGATCTCCACGGCCTCATGGGTGAAAATGATCGGCTTGCCCCGATAACTTTTCAGGCTTTCCTGGGCAAACACATCTTCTGGAAGTCTCAGCTCACGCTCGATACTCCCATCGTCCCTCTGGTACTCGAAAATACCGCAGGTGGTAACGATTGGCCGGTCCCTCAAGTACCCCTCTTTCGTGAAATAAGCCGCATTCAACGGGGTACTATCCAGGCGGCTTACTCTTTTCAATTTCAATGGTTCTCTCACTCCTTTCATTTCTGCATTCCATCAACGGGAATATCTAGCTTCTCAAACTCAAACACGGGAATAGCAACACAGCGGCACTGGTAATCATCCCCTGGATGTCCACGGCGTCCGGTTCTCGTATCAACGATTGGTGGGGCATTCCAGGAAAAAATTTTTCCATTCAATCGTCTGTGATCTGCACGCACTCTGGAATCTCCTGCATCAGACCATTTATATCGGCTCACTCCACATGATTGTTGCTGGTGCTGCGTAATCTGTCGATTCAGCTTTCCCATTTGGTCCCTGGCGATCAAACGAGCATGGGATTTGGTCACGCTGTAGTTGCGCTGGATTTCTTTTGCGATAGTTGTTATCGGTTTACCGTCCAGATAGAACCGGATCACGATCTTTTCCATTTCATCCAGGGCATCGTGTGGGATCGCTACGATCATATCCACGTTTTCCTTGACCCATTGATCCAGCATTTCGGCATAAAAAGAGCCATCGAAATAATCCTCCAGGATATTTACTCCAAGAGTCTTTCCGATAGCCTTTTTCCATTCCTTGATTGTCAGCTTTCTGGTCGCATTGGCAATGGCATTTAATTTCTTCTCCGTCTGGTATAATCCGATGGAATGATCCAGCTTCTGCCGAATCGTATTGATCACTCTTCGTAGCCGAATGACGGTATTATCAATGTTTCTCCACCTCTGCAAAGACCGCTTCTTTTCATTTTCCTTCGCCTGTGTTCCTTTGGCATCTGTCCGTAATTCTGTATCAGATTCCTTTAACGCCCGAAGCAGATCCGGTATTGATTCCTTTAATACCGCACCGTAGATATCAGCAAGAAAAGTATTTGCGAACCTCTGGTAGTCCCTCTCCGCTGATTCCGGGAATTTGGGAAGGTATTTGCTGGTTACGGCCTTTTTCCCGTGAAATTGCTTCTGGATCTGTTCATTGATCGCCTCTCTACTATCCATCGTTCACCAGCACCTCCTGGTTTCTGCCGGTCAATGCTCCCATCAACATCTCAAGGCCTGCCTTAAATGGCGGGAATAAGTTTTCCCCGTCCAGTTCTTCCAGCGTCATCCACCGGGCATTTGACATCTCTTGGCCGTCTGTTTGCACGTCTCCGGTATATGAAGTAGTTAGATACACGTTTGAGGGCAAATACAGGGGCGTGAAGCCTTTGTACTCCCCTAAGTGGTATAAATTATAGGGTGAGATAGAAAACTCCTCTTGGGCCTCTCTGGAGGCCGCCTGCTCCGGTGTCTCACCTAGCTCTACATGACCACCTGGACCACAGATGCTTCCATCATCGCTTCTTCTACCACACAGGATCCGTCCATTTCGGACAACAATAACGGCGGCACCTTTCGGCTCCACCGCTGAATCGTTTTGCTGCTCACTCTGTTCTGTGGTGACTGCTTTCCCCTCTTGGTTTCCCATCTGTCCCAGAATGGATTCCAGGTTCAAATCGGAATTCAAATCGTCATCGGAGATCACCTCATCAATCTGGTAATCATCAGACTTCGCAAGCTGTCTACGGACTTCCTGCGGGTCTAAGGCCTGCATATCCACATATATCTGGGTTGCCTGTGCCTTGGCAAGCTGGGCCGATGCTTTGGAACTGTCAAGTTCTGCCCGTTCCTTTTCAGACATACTCCACAACGGTTTTGGGTTTAAATCAATGCTAGGAACCTCCGAAATCTTCCCGGAATTATGATATCCGGCAAGAATCAGCTGCAAAAGATAAAGCAAATTATCCGTGATGTTCAACGCCTGGATTTGTTCCACGTAATCATAGTAATTCGTGAGATCACTTTCTCCTGTCGCATTCTCACCAGCTGGGGATCTGCCAAACAAGACCGTCTGTGGGATATTGGTCACTGCTGAAAGCAAGTTGCAACTCTCGTCAATGATGTCCTTTACACCACTAAGCTGGAACGTCTGAAAGGTCCATTCCTCACCATCGGCATCAATCACCATGGTATTCAACAAGCTCCGGGCCATATCAATCAGCTGCATTCTGCGGATAACATCATCTTCTCCATCTTCCGTTGACAGAAAGGCCGCCAGATTCTTCATCTTGTATACTGCCTGTACACAACGTTCCAGGAGTCTGTAACCGTTCCCGTGGCTTGTTGTGGTATCTCTTAATTCCCTTTTGATCCGGTTGTACTCCGGCGCACCAAAGAACATATACTCGGTACTCATTGATCCGGTTCTTGGCAACCTACCATTACGGAAGATCAAAAGTCTGCTTTCATGCACCCGGATCTGACTGCCTCCATACATCGGTGTGATAAAATAATACTCTGGCAGATCAAACCGTTCCATGTTCAACGGGTCAATCTCACGATTGATAACCGAATTGTAATCCGGCTGAATCTCCGGTCTTTCAAAGACCACTAGATTGGTTACCTTCATAACCTGATCCCGATCAACCGGCTCATCCCAATAACCACCATCATCAACACCGATTAAAATAGCAGCTCCACCAAACAAACGTGACCATTTAAGCGCCGTTGATGCCTGGTCTTTCCATTTCAGCTTTGAAAGGTCCTTTTCTAGCCTCTCCTCGATTTGTTGGTCGCCTATGCCCATATCGTAGCCATTCTTAACTGCAAGCTCCGCTGGTTTATCTATAATTCTGGCGAAAAGCCCGGATGTTGCGTATACTTGTGCAAGCTCAGAATCTGCTGTTGGGTTTTCATACTGATAAGTGTATCCCTCAAGCGGATCCTTATTAGTCCCGACCTTGTTGATCATATTCACGTATCCGTCATATCGCTCTACTCTGCTATCCATCGTTTGCGGTCCTCACCTCCTTATCGCTTAATTTACTAATCCATTAAGATCAAAATTCATACCAACTGTAATTTCATTAAATGCAGCGCTACTAGCATCTACCATATCTTTAAACTTGGACTGCGGAAAACTCTCACACTCATTAAAATACTCCTCATTCCACGGTGCAATCAGCACATCAACATTTCCCTTATCCATGCCTTCAAGTCCTAACCACTGTGCCGAGAACGGCTCTGCTCTCGTTACCTTGTCCCCGGACTCTTGAATGCACTTAACAGTAAAACCGGCCAGGAGCTTCATAAAACTCTGTGCCTGATCTTTACCTGCCTGTCCCGGATCCTGAGGAAGCCTGGTTGCTACCCTTCCATATTTCGTCCTATCAGCTATGCAGGTCTGTTTTATAATTTCTCGCACATCGGACGAACTCAACCGGCGATTGATAACATCGGCCACAATGTACCGTCCATTTCTTCTCTTTCCGATCAGCACGCCTGCTGTGTATGCCGGGTCTCCCTTTTCATCCTCAGACGTTGCCGCAAGATCCCAGCCTCTCGCCCACTTGATAACATCAGGCGGTATCTCTTCCAGCATATTCACCTTTACTCGCTTGAACATCAAGCCTGCGGCGGCTTTAATTTTCCAGTTGCCATGCAATAGTCGCTCTCTCTGCACAAGAGCCATTGCTTGCAGGTTTGCTAAATACCCAGGGTCATTCTTCATCAGAATTTTGTTATCATGCAGCGTACTCGCAATGAACGTCACGCTCTTAGGCATCGTCTCCGCCTGCTTTGGCTTGACACCGTTCTCAATGGCTCCCTGCACTGCCTCTTCTCTACTGTCGAACCAAGTAACAACCTCATTCAGTCGCACCATCCAGCGGATCACTCCCGACCGTTCCGGTATCGGATAGCCAGTCTCTTGATTTATCCACCAGGAAATGAACTCAGCAACCCAAGAGTCTGCGTCCGGGTTGCAGGTGGCTCGTACATACGGCTTTACACCGGAATCTGTACGGTTTCGAGATAGCATATAAAAGAACTGGTACTCGCTAAAATGCGTCAATTCGTCAAATCCGATCATCGTAAGCTGTGAACCCTGCCAGTCGTCGCAATCTTCATCACGTCCAAGGTGGGCGAAATTGACCGATGCCCCCTTTTTGAAAGTCCAGTGTAGTTTTGGTGTCTTTAACGGCTGGGAACCTTTCACGTAGCGGTAAATCTTTCGTGAACTGTCCCATAAGCCTCCTGGGGATGTTACCTGCGTGTAGTCACGTCGGAAGATTGTTGCATTGTAGTCCGGGTTGTTCATATACCGAAGCGGTTCTAACAGCAAACCGAAGGTTTTTCCTCCACCAGCAGCGCCTCCATAAATACAAATATCCGCAGATGTCGCTAAGAACATTTCCTGCGGTCCTTTCTGAGGAGCTAATACAATTTTCTCTTTCATCAACCGTCCCCCTCATTATCTGGAAGGTAAATCTGAACCTCTGTGTCATTGTTGCCGGTCTGAGCCACATAGTCCTGTGGTCTATCCTGCCAGCGGTCTCTCTGACGGTTTTTCAACCAAAATATCTGAGCTGTGACATCCGGCGGTACGTGCTTCTTGGTCTTTTCGATCTTGACCGGTTTCACGTTACCGTCCTTGTCATACTCAACAATTCTTTTCTCTTCCTCGTACTCATAGCCGGTAGCTCTCTCGTAGAGGCTCCTTATTACCTTCGCATCTGATACGCCTTTACCTTCTCCAAGCGCCTTGCCGAATGATTCGTGTTCCTTGGCCCATCGCATAATGGTTCGTTCGGAGACTCCCATGGCAAGGGCGATCTCTTCATTGGTGGCACCCATTGCAGCCAAAGACCACGCCCAGTTATCGTGGTAAGGGGCATTGTATTTTGGCTTAGCTGCCATACATTAACTACCTGCCACTGAGGTAGTCAGCGCATAGGTACTCGATCAGTTGCCACCTGTTCTTACTCGTGATTGTCCCTTCCTTCTCAGCTTTCTTGATTGCCTGCTGAATAACGGAAGCGGACTCACCCGGTACCGCATTACTGCCAAACAGTTTAGCGAGGTAGGTCCATTCTCCTTCCTCTGTGAAACCGCAGTCGTCCATCTTCTGAGCGGCGTTCTCAATCATGGAGTGGATAGCCGCACCGACGTTTCGGATGTTCGTAAACTTCTGATACTTGCTAAGTGTCTCCACAAATCCCTTACACTGCTCGTAGGATGCTACTCCCACAATGTCCGGAGCCTTTGATTCCAGATCTTTAACCAGTGCGTCCATATCCTTTACCTGGTGCGGAAGGAATGTAAACGTCACATTCTTAAAATCAAACTGAACCGCAGGACTCAGCATCTTGTCGTACTGTTCCAACGGTTCTTCCATGATCTCCTTGCCGACGAATGACTCAATCATATCGTCCACATCATCTATCATCTTCACGATTTCTCTCAGCGTACTGTCGTCGTCGAAACCGGAGATTGCATTGTGCGCCAGCTGCTTTGCCGCGATCTTGCTTCGTGAGAGACCGGACACATCGACAATAGCGACGATTTCCTTCATCTCTGCAGCACGTGCGCTCTTTACTCTGTGGTGGCCGCTGATGATTTCCAGCTTGCCATCCACCAAAACCAAAAGAGGCAGGCTTTCCAGCTGTCCTCGCTTCTTGATGTTGGCAGTCAACTGATCCTGCATCTCATTCTTCATTATCCTGGCGTTGATGTCCTGCTCCTTAACCTTATCCAGCGGAACCTTGGCGATCACCAGGCCGGAACCCATATCGTAGATTACTTCGCACCCTTCGATTTGCTGGATGCCTTTGCTCTGTTCTTCTGCCATTCGTTTTCCCTCCTTAGCCATTCTTGAAGTATCTGCTGTTCTGTTCTTCCCTCTACCAGTTCGGCTTCATACGTGAGCTTGTAGCCGTTCTTCTTGTCCTCAACCCTGTTTACCAGTTTCATAATACCTCGTACCTCTTTGTTTTCCGGGTACCTGGTAAGCATTGCGGTGCGCATCTTCGTGACTTTCTCCTGCTCGATATTGTCCAGGAGCGTATCTACAAACTCTCTGTTCTGCGCCAGCATATAACACAGCCTGCCGAGGCGGTATGTCTTGTGTGGTACCTTCATCACGTACCAAACAAATACGCTGTCAACCGCCATCTTCGAGATACCGAATACACCGGCCACATAACCGTCAATCAGCAAAGCTCTGTTGAACGTCGCCGATGAACCGACAAAATTGTGGGTCCACAACTCTCTGTAATATTGAGCCTCTGCCGACTTAATCGGGATAACCTGCACCTTGCTATCTTCCTGGATCACATAATCTCTCGGAAGCATACTGCAGTCTAACGGCTGTAACTTACTCTCTGCCGGTCGCTTGATCTTCTTACCGTTTGCCAGGGCGGTTGCCTCCGCCTCTCGGTTCGTAGTGATGTAAGCATTCAAATCTGCTCTCGTGCCGGAGCGGGCGTATATCGTATATCCTACGGCTTCGCCTGCTCTCTTCTCCTGGTAGCAGATAACCAACGCCTTCGCATCCATGCAGAGGTCGTAGAACTGCTGGTGTCCTGTCTCCGGGTCAAACAGTTCATACGGCGGTTCCTTCCAGGTCATCTTTCCCTGTGTGTCGTAGAACTTCTCATAGCCGGAGAAGTAGGTCGGTGGGTTTGCAATAACCAAAGCGTGCGGATCATCCAGCACCTCTTTCAGATGCTCCCACATATCCAACGGTCTGTAGCTCATACCGCCGAGCAGGTTCTTGATAACCTCTATCTGCCGATTGATACTCTCGATGTGTTCCTCTCGTCTGAGGCGCAAGTCTGTGAGTATCTGATAGAAATAATCATTGCCCGCATTCTTCGAGGTTCTGAGGTACAACTGTGCGTACAATGCCGTTGCAGGGTCAAGAAGCTCTTCGTCGCTAAAGCCTTGTGCGTGGATTTCCAGCGGCTCTAATGACTGGCCGGTAATCGCATACCCGAGGACTGTTGACATCATATTGACATCGCTGGTCTCGATCTGCTCCGGCTTAAACCCATTCTGTACTGCCAGGTTCGCCATCGCAAAGGTACCGGCGCACGGCTCAACGAACTTTGTATATCCGGATTTTGCTGCAGTCTCTATCAGAGTGACGAGAAACTTCTGCTCCGACGGTCCTAAGCACCCAAGGAACATTGCTCCTGGGTCCATAAAAAATGCCATATCCTTGTCTCCTTCCCTAAAAATTATTCAATATATACAAAAAGCTGAGGCAGCTCCATGGTACTGACCTGGGAATTTTTGACACCCACCTCAGCACATTGCACAAAAAAGACCTCAGACCCGAAGGACACTGAGGTACGTTCCGTGATAACAAATAAGGCACCGTACCCTTTCGGATGCGATGCCGTCGTTTTTGGACCGGAACCCTGCGATGAACAGGACCTTAACTATGGAATAGCCACATGCTACTTACACCAGTTCCGGATGTTATGATTAAATCCCTGCCAAACCAAACAAACTAAGTATCAACATTATATTCTATACTATTATCAT